ATATCTGTCCTTCCTTTGCACCTGCTCCAACAATCTTACCTATTTTAGATGCACCTGCACCATACATAAATGCATAGATAAATGTCTTTGCCTGATCTCTATTAGATAGACCTGCCATTTTCATATTAGCTGTATGTACATCACCTGTTAATAATATATCTGTAAACTTTTTATCATTCATTAAATGAGCAAGACATCTTAATTCTAATCCACTTGCATCAGTACCTATAATAGAATGAGTGTAAGGATTGTCAATAGTCCAACAATCCCTACACTCTTTTCCATAGGGAGAACGAACTGCAGGTACTTGAGCCATGTTAGGTGAATGATGGCTCATGCGACCTGTAATAGTTTTAAGTGTCATTACTTTACCATGTACTCTACCATCTGTATCACTACACGCTTCTATCCATGACTTGATTTGTGCTATACGTTTCTGTAATAATAAAAATCTTGAAAACTTTTTAGCTTCAGGTATATCTAAACTATCTAATACTTCTTCACTTACTATTATGTTACCTTTATCTGTATGATGTTTAGGTTTCCAACCTAGACTTATTAATTGTTCTGCAATCTGTTGTCTTGATCCTATATTAAATGGTATATATTTTGTTTTTGTTTTTAATTCTATAGCTGTAGGATCAAAATGTGTTCTTCCCCATTTTTCTAACTCATATGCTTCATCTTTTAATTGATTAAATAAACACATAGTCTTTTGTAAATCAAGAGCAAATCCATTGTACTGTTGTTGGTCAAGAATTACTCTAATTTTATGTTCAAGATCAATAGAAGATTTAGAAAATCCTCTACCTTCCTGTTTTAAAATATCATAAAGTCTATGAGTTATATTTACATCTTGTTTACAATACTCTAACATATCATCTGTATATATATCAAAAGTTTCTACTTCTCCTTTAGGCATTTGTAATCTCTTACCCCATGCTTCCAAACTATGACCATCATCTCTAATGGGATTAAATAATTGTGATAGAATAAGAGTATCAATAACCTGATTAGGTTTTATATTAGTCTTTAATATTCTATTTAAAATAGGTGCATCAAAAGATAATCCATTGTGCATAATAAATTTCTCTACTCCATACGACCAATCTCTAAACCCATGAAGTAAATTAGGTGGAAAAGGATAGACCTTACCTGTATCTATATCTTTAGCCACTACACAATGGATCTTTGTTGCATCTAAACTATCTGTTTCTATGTCAACTATTGCTCTCATCTTTTATCCAATCATACCAATATTCATTATATAAAATTAATGGTGTACCCTCACCTATCCATGCATTCACATAGTTATAACTAAAAAAATCTTCTGCTTCTTCTTCAGACATACCATCTCTTTTCTGTAAAATTTTAATACATCTACCATAAGAATAACAATATAGAGGTGGTTTAGTATGACGTTCTGCTATACCTATGAGAGCATCTTCAAAACCTCCCCACTTCATAGTGTTTTCTGTTGCTCCACACCAGTTACATTCTTCACCTTTACCTACTTCCATATCTGTTTCTTCTTGTATACAATAGTGTTTCCACATTTCTGTTTTACTCATACTGAAAAACTTTCTCCACATCCACAACTAGATGTAGCATTAGGGTTAGTAATTCTAAGTGAAGCTCCTGCTATATCACTTACAAAATCTATAGTCGTATTCATTACACTTAATGTAGCAGTAGGATGTATATATAAAAAACCATAATCTAAATTTACCATATCATTATCTTTCATATCTTCTTCTTTCTTTGTTATTAATTCCCATGCATATTTTAATCCTGCACATCCACCACCATCTACTGCTAACATTACACCTTTAGCATTACCTTCAGTAATTATTTTAGATAGATGTTGATCTGCTTCTTTTGTTACTGTTACTATTGACATTAGAATGGAACCTCCTCATCTGTTATTGTACTTGTATCTTCTACATCATAAGGATTAGAAATTTCTTTCATACGACCTGTATCTTTATCATAAAAGAGATGTGTAGCTATACCTGTATCACCTGTATATCTATTCTTTAATACACGTATGGTTGTTGTGTTAGCAAGTACATCATCTTCTGCTTGTTGATCTCTCTCTAATGCTATAACACTATCAGATAGGTGAGCAATAGAAGCTGATCCACGTAGATGTGAGAGAGAAACTTCTCTTCCATCTTCATGTCCTCTATCTCCTGCAGGTCTACGTAGATGTGATACTAATAATAATCCTATGTTAGTTTGTTCTACTAGTGAACGTAGTTTAGTCATAAGAATATCAATAGACTTTCTTTCATCTGTATCTTCCTGACCTGATACTAGAATAGATAAGTGATCCAAGAATATCCATTTACAATCTAATGCTTGAGCCATGTATCTAATTCGTGAAAGTATTTCATCATTATCCATAGAACCAAAGTGATCAAAGGCAAAGAACCTACCTGTACCTACTGTATTTTCTTGCCATGTATTTAATTGTTCTTGTTCAAATTTTTCTCTAACTTCTTTAATATACAATCTTGCATTAGCTTCTACTGACATGATGTTAAAGGTTGTATTCTTTATACCTTCTTCCAATGCAATGATACCTACATTATCTTCAGTATTTTTTAAGAGATGGTACATTAACTCTCTCATAACAGAAGACTTACCCATACCTGCACCACTTGTAAAGGTTACAAGTTCACCTGTTCGCATACCATAAGTTTTATGATTTAATTTATGCCAAGGATATGAACAGGTCTCACAATATTCTTCTGTATATAAAGCATCTCCTAAATCTTTTAAGTTTACTATACCTGCAGGTGTATAAGGTTGTGCATTCCACCATGCTCTTGTAAATTCTTCACGCTTATTTAACTGAAGAAATTCATTTGCATCTTTGTGTTCCATGTGCATAATCTTACACTTATTAGGTGAGAATAATTGTGCTACCTGTTCACTTGCATCTCTTCCTTGCTTATCCATATCAAAAGATATAACTATCTGATCAAAGCTATCAAGATATTCAAATGATTTTTTACAATCACGTAATGCTGAACCTGCACCTGTCTTTATAGAAACACATGCCCACTTACTACCTAGTAATTCATAGGAAGACATAGCATCTACTTCACCTTCAGTAATAGTTATGTACTTACCATTAGGTGCAAAGATATTCTGACCAAACAATAAAGCATCAGTCATACCACCTTCAACCCACATATCTTTAGTAGAAACATTACGTACTTTATTTCCTATATTGTTTCCACCCTCATCAAAGTATTTGTAGATGTGATGGGTATTCATGTTGCCACTTACCTTCACATCTGTATTATATTTTTGTGCTGTCTCTTTAGATATACCACGTTCTGTTATTGCACCTAAAGTTCCAACAGTTTTTATAGAACTTTCTCTCTTCATAGGTACTACTGTTTCTGTTTGCATATTCTCTCCAAATCTAGTTTTACAGACAAAGCAAAAGCTATATCCTTCTGAATGTCTGACGTTTCCATCACTAGAATTACATTCAGGACAAGCTCCTCTATCTAACCATTTTTTATCCATGTTATTAATCCAAATCATCTAACGTATTATCCCATAGTTCTTCAACAAAGTCAAGCTTATCTTCCATTACTTCTTCAGTATCTTTCTTTGCAAGTTGTTTAGCTTCTTTAAAATCATATCCTTCTGCAAGATACTCCTTTAAAAACTCACGATAAACTTGACTTTGTTCCTGTCTCCATAGAGAAGTTTTCATTATTATCCCTTTGATTTCCATGCTTGAGGATCATCAGACCATACATGGTCAGTCCAATGATCAGGCATATGATCTCCATGTTCAGCTACTTTAGGAGATATACCAAAGCCTTCTTTCATATCATCAATTAAATCTAAAAGATTTTCTACATCTGATACGTATAGATATTTAATACCACCTTCTCTATAGCTATTAGAAAATGTTTGACCTGCATTAAATAAATCAAGTAACATTTTCTTTTGCTTCTCATCTATAAGCATTCCTGTTTTAGTTTTAGTCATAGTCTTCTTCCTTTCTTTTCTTATTGATAAATTGTCTAGAGCTTGTTGTACGTCAAACCAATCTCCTCTTGCGTCAGAACTACTCATCTTCTTTCTCCATAATTTTAGAAAATCTTTCTTTAATTTTTTCATCTACTAATTCAGCAAACCATTCACTATCAGTAATAACATCCACATAATGTTCTACCATTTGCTTCATTGAAGTTGCTATTTTTTCTTCAGGTGTTGTCATCTTCTTTCTCCTTTGTATGTGTTGCATCAGGATTTTCATTAGGCATAGCCCAACCTGCATCTGTTTTAAAATGTGCTACATGACCTGACCTTTTTCTTTCTTCATGTAATACATCTGTTAATTCTTTTATCCTTTTGTAAGCATTACGTAATTGTGATTGTAAATCTTTTATATTCTTACGTAATAATTCTGCTTCATTAAATACTTGCATCATCTTCCTTGTCCTCTATATTTTTTCCAAGTACGTCTCTTATGTTTGTTCTTGGGTCTGCTTAAAGGTGAACGACCAATGGATGTTTTCTTTTTTACCTGCTCATTTTTATAATGAAAAGTATATCCTCTCATTACTTCACCAACTCAAAGATGGGAAGGGTATGCTCACAAGACAAGCATAAAAAATTACAAATAATAAACTTCCATATATTAATGCTATAAATAATTTCATCTTAATCCTTTCTATAAAATAAATGATGTCCTACTTTTGTAACATATACAAAACTATCTATCCAAGTAGGTTTAACATATACTGCATGATAGTGAGTACAACCCATTGTGTCACTTAATTCTATACCATTCAAAGATAAGTCAGCTATATTGTAAGCATCTTGTTTAGCTTTATTATTAAGCATACGTTCATGTTTCCCATCACAGTAGTAAGAGAATGCACACCTATCTCTTACTATATTATTCTTCCAGTATACACCATCATGCACCACTTTACAAATAGTATTTGGAAAATCTTTTCTTCTTAATCTTTCAAGTACTACATTAGCTACTGCTAACTTACCCTCAAAACTTTCTGACCTTGCTTCATAGTAAATTGTTTCAGCTAGACAGGTTCTTTCTTCATTATAATCTTGTGCTAT